CAAAACTTATTCGTTGCCGGTTGGAGGCCTGCTGTCGGTTGGGTTGGTGCTGGTGCGATGTTCTACCAGTTCCTTCTTTACCCTTTACTTGTTTGGGCGTGGACTTGGTTGCAGGCCGAGGGTTATGTTCCTCGTGAGGTATCGCCTCCTCCCATGCTCGACACAGACGCGCTCTGGGTTATTTTGAGCGGGATGTTGGGGATTGCTGGCATGAGAAGTTTTGAACGCGTTAAGGGTGTTGTTCCTCCAGCTAAGTCTTAGGTCTTTTGTGTTGCGCGGTAACTTCATCTCGCACCATCTGGCCGATCTTATCCCCGTGTACCTTGTCGATCTTCTCAATGATCGGAAGCCGTTTGCTTTTAGCTAACTTTAAGATCATCTTCGCCCAATCTTGAACGACAAACGGCAGCGCTTTCTCATACGCTGCCGCTATCTCCTCTACGTCCGAAGACTTAACCTGCTTGATGAGGTTGATCCACGATGCCACGGATCGACCATTCCTTAAACGCTTTATGCTTTGCCATCGTTTCCTCGCACTCGGTGCTTGGAGGCTTCCATCCGTACTCCCTCCATATTTCTTCGACGGGTCGGAAGCGTTCTTTCCTGGTCTGATTCTCGATTAACTCTTTCCAGTTGCTCATAATAATTCCTTCGGCCACGCATGAGTAGCAGCCGAGTAAGGAGTGCCTGGCCGTGGTGCATGATAGAACCTCCTCTTTTCAAAGTCCTTCTCTTTCCAGAAGGCACTGGGATTCTCACTCTCGATGGTCTTGATCGCTTTATCTAAAGCTGGAGAATCATCGGTTATGAGCTTAGGTCTGACAATATAAGCCTGCCTCAACAGGCTTTGGTGTTTGCTCAGGTGCATGTTTGTCTCCTCAGAACGGTACGGAATCGTCATCGTCTTGTTTTGCGGGTCTTGACTCTCCATCCTTCTGTTGGAACTTCAACCCCAGATACTTTCCATCCGATCCCTCGTTGACCCAACCTGAGATCCAGTAGTCAATCCCTCCTATAGTCGCTGACCCTCTGTAATCAGGATGAGCGTCTTTTTCTTTTTTCTTGTTCTTGCTGATACTTCCGGTTAGTTCTTTTGGCATAGCGATTTCTCCATTTCTGATACCTCGGCTAGAAAGTTCGTGAGTTGAAGCTCGATGATCTTGAACTCCTCTGGCTTTGGTTCGTATCTAACAATGAATAACTGCAAGTGATCTGGAAGTCTTGGGTCGAAGCTAACAAAGTCGCACCATGTTCTTCCTGTCACGAGCATTTGAGTGAGCATTTGGCTTTTGTACTTAGTCGGAACCTCCTTTGCGAGTAAATAATCAACGTGAGTGTTTGAGTTGGGACACTTGATCTCGATCAGCCCTGAGCCCACAAACCCATCAGGAGAGGCTCCAAGCCATTCTATGCTCTTGTGCTTGTGAAAGCCTGTCTGCTCCACAATCGAGCCTGTAGCCTGCTCATAAGCGACCCTAGCGATGGGTTCTTGCTCTGTTCCCCACTGCATAGCAGCGTTCGTAAAGGAATCGCTCTGTAAGCCCGTTAAACGCTCTGTGACGAGCTGGATTGCGTAGTTCCGTCTAGTAGCCGTACCTTGCTTGGCAATCGCGTCTGAAGCCCTAGAAGCCGTTACATGGCCTAGTCTTGCCTTAAACCATTCATCAGTTCTTTGCATTTTGCACCTTTAACCATCCTCGTTCGATCATTGCTTGCATCGTGTTTATGTAAGCCTGGTTCCAGAAGTCTCGACGTTCTTCGCGAGACATATCCTTCCCCTGGTCTAAGTATGTGTGACAACGAAAGCACAGGGATGCTACTAAAGCATCAGATACCTTGATGCCCATGCCTTTTCCTTGGTTCCTGTGTGCGGCTACTACAGTCCCATCTTCGCAAAAACACGATCCACAAGGGATATGCCTGCAAGCCTCAAGCAGCTTTTTGTTGACGTACATTGATTTTCCTTAAGTCGAGTTCAGCGTCTTTCATCTCATCAGTCCAGATCAAGCCTTTCTCCAGCGCGTACTGGAGGAGCTGTTCCACAAGATCAGAGAACTCAGAGATCGTGAGAGAAGCGGTAGAAGGCTCAATCTCCTTCACCTGGCCCCCAGGTAGGTCTACGATCCTTGTGGGCAAGAATCGAGTCTTAGCCCACTCATGCCAGATGTCCTGTGTATATTCCTGGTTCATAAGCTGTTCAGAACACGCAGTTAGGATGGCCCAATAAAACCGATTCTGAGCCGCTGTTCTGGGAGGTTTGGTAATAGTTACCATGTAACCTAATTCAGCGCCTTGTAGAGCCTCTATAGCCCTCCTGCGGTCATTCTCAGTCGTTAAAATCAGTCGCATTGAGCCTCCACCAGTTGTAATTTGCTCTGAAAGCCCTTCTTGCCATGTCTGGGAACTTATCGTGGTGATCCGAGAACATCGCTTCCAAGAGTCTCCTTCTAAACACCGGACCGTTTACGTCGAGCCACATCAGCCAAGAATCGAGATCAGCTTCCTTGCCGTTCCCGATTAAAAACCTCATCGCGGTTATTGACTCGGTGCTTGGCTTTTTGTTGTACGGAGCGCGGCACGCATCTTCAACTGCCAGGTTGATGACCGACCACAAGAGCTTCTTGCAGCGGTCAGTCTGGATGTCGTCGATCAAACCTTCTTCAAATCGGTCTAGATTCATTTGACTTCCGTGAGTGCTTTCTTCTTGGCTTCGTAAACTGCGACGAGTTCTTTGATCTCTGGCTTGTCCTTCATAGCTTTATAAGCCGGAGAGAACTCTGCTTTTAACGCGTCTAATGACTCTGCCGATTCGAGTTTTGCCTTGTAGGCCTCAAGCTCATCGACCTTTTCTTCGGAAGGCAGATCCTCTCCCGCATAAATATATAAACCGAGACCATGCAACGCGATAGCCTTAGCCAAGCATCGCTGCATAGCGGTATTGACCTGGAAGGAATCTGGGTTGGATATGGCCTTGTTTCTGTGGTCCATGACCGGAAGTTGGGCAGTGCGAGAAACTCCGAAAGCCTTTACCTCGCAGAACACCATGACCGTCTCGTTCCACATTTGGTGAGGCTTGTACTCCCATGTAGCCGTAGGATCGTGTTGCAACAATGTATCTACAGCCCATGCCCAAGAGAGATAACTAAGGCCGTTTTTCTTTTCGACCTTCTCGGTTACGTTGATCTTTCTGAGTTCGTTGAATTTCATGTTTGGCTCCGTTACTTTATGAACAGGAAGAGCAGTGTTCCGTAGCAAATCCCCAATAGCGCGCATAGTGCCCAGTCACTCCTCGTCGGCTTGTACTTCGTCAAGTTCAAATTCCTGTTGTTCCAACTGTTGGTCATTTTGTTCCCTCTCTCTGTCGTATTGGTAAAGTTGTCTGTCCAACCAGGCATCGTAGTCAACGCTCATGGTGCTTCCTTTGTATGGATGACGCAGAATTCTTCTAAATAGTTCGTTAAGTCAAACGTAATTTCTCCAGTCTTTACGTTGTAGTTGTCATAAAAGTATTCTTTTAGTATTTTTTCTAGCTGCTCTTGTGTAAGTACGATTTTCATGTTGGCTCCTTGTTGTGATGGAGTAATCTTAGGCTTATCAACCCCATAAGACTGTCATCGTGACGACAATCTCTGCCGCTGATACCAAAAAGAAACGCCGTTCGTCGGTAAGTCCTACTCAGAGGTCTTTAGCTGCGCTTCGTGAGCGCGGTTACTTATGTCAGATTGTCGAGCACTGGAACCCTTGGGCTCGTATACGTCAGGACTTATTTGGAATAGGCGACATTCTTTGTCTAAAGGATCAGGAGACCCTCTTAGTACAGACGACCTCAAGAGCTAACGTATCAGCCAGAGTGAAGAAGATTGTAGAGAGCGAACATCTTCCGGCTATTTTGCGAGCAGGCTGGAAGATAGAGGTTCACGGATGGGGTAAGTTAAAAGAAGGGTGGACTTGCAAGGTTATTGAAATTTGATTTAGACTCTTATTTGTTTCACCGCATTGGCTAGGGTAGCTCCCGAAAAGCAGCCTCATCACCTGCCTGCCAAATGCTTCTTCAGTGATGGCAACCTTTGATGAAAGGTGACAATGCACTACTACCAACACCATATTGGTGACTTCATTAAGGACACCTCGTTCTTAACCAACGAAGAAGTTGGCATCTACATGAAGTTACTTTGGCTTTACTACGACACAGAAAAGCCGCTTCCAAACTCATTGCACGAACTTTCAATGAAGGTCAATGGCCGCGATAAGGAGCAAGCCATATCGGGGCTGCTTGGCATGTTCTTCACGTTAGAGGAAGGAAGCTGGCATCACAAACGATGCGATAGGGAGATAGCCCACTATCACCAGCAATTGGAAGCCGCTTCCAAGGCTGGGAAAGCATCAGCCGCTAAACGAGCGTTGAACAAGCGTTCAACGGACGTTCAACAGCCGTTCAACGACCGTTCAACGACCGTGCAACCAACCAATAACCAACAACCAATAACCAATAACCAACAACCAAATATAAAACAACGCTCGG